AGATGAATGTGCCTTGATTGTTTTACTATTACCTGCTATACTTGTGTTTATTCCTAGCATGACAGAATATGTTAGAATAGGCTTTGAAGTATTAAATACATTACCTGAGTGGTATCAGTATTTATTGTTTATAGCAATTAGTGCATCCTTTGGAATAAAAGGTGCAGGGCAAGCAATGAAAATCATAGGTAAAAAATGAACTTAATAAAACTACAAGATGAGATAGCAGATGACGAAGGTGTTAAATATGAAACCTATAGATGTTCACTAGGACATGTAACCGGAGGAATAGGACATCTTATTACTGAGTGGGATGAAGAAGTATACTCAGGTCCTATAGGAACAAAGATACCACATCAACAAGTGGATGATTGGTTTGTTAAAGATATAGCAGTAACATTAAAAGACTGCAAGATTATATTTGACAATTTTGATGAGCTACCAAGTGATGCACAATTAGTAATAGCTAATATGTGTTTCCAATTAGGTAGACCTAGATTGTCTAAGTTTAAGAATTTCATAGCAGCTGTTAAAGACGAAAACTGGATTTTAGCAGGCGAAGAAATGCAAGACAGTAGATGGTATAAGCAGACAACTGCGAGAGCAGAGAGACTTATAACACGTATTATTAAACTAGGAGTACCTGCGTAATGTATGGAAAAAAAACAATGAAGATGTCTTATGGTGGCATGTCTACTAAGAAAACCAAAATGATGGGTGGCGGCATGGGAACTAAAAAGAAAATGGGTTCTAATGATTACCGTTCAGGTGGTATGGTTCTTAGTTCTGTTGATAACAAAAAGAAGATGGGTTAATGTCAGCATCTGATAATAAAATGATTGCGGCTATATCTAAGATGTATCCTAGTCTTAAAAAAAGTCAGATTATATCTTTTGTGAAAAGCAAAAATAAAACTCCTATCATTAAACAAACAGTCACAAAGATTGTAGTAGGTAAAGCTCCTAAAGTAGTAAAGAAAAAGAAGAAGAAAACATAATGGCAAAAGAACTAACAGAAAAACAACGTAAATTTCTAGATGTACTGTTTGATGAGGCAAATGGGGATGTTACACAGGCGAAGCTACTTGCAGGCTATGCACCTACCAGTTCTACGTCAGACATCGTCAGAGGCATCAAGGATGAGGTTCTAGATGCTACTCAGATGTATATGGCACGTAATGCTCCAAGAGCAGCTGTAGCAATGGTGAGTGGAATCAATGACCCTACAGAATTAGGTCTGCGAGAAAAGATGACAGCAGCTAAAGAACTACTTGACAGAACAGGTCTTGTTAAGACAGAGAAGATGCAAGTGGAGTCTACTGGTGGTGTTATGCTAATGCCTGTTAAGAATGTATCCAAAGACGATGACGAGTAGAAGCATAGGAACTTGGGAGTTACCCCAACCAACAGATTTAAAAGAAGATGATGAGTGGATTAAGATACCACGTATAGCTAGAACCGTACCCTTTGGCTACATCCAAGATGAAAAAGACCCTGAGACACTTAATCCTGTAGTAGAGGAATTAGATAAGCTAGAGATGGCTAGAATCTATATTAAACAATACTCCTATAGGCAAGTAGCTAATTGGCTATCAACACAGACAGGAAGATACATCTCTCACGTAGGACTAAGGAAAAGGTTACAGAATGAAAAAAGACGTAAGAACCAAGCTAGAAGCCTACGCAAGTGGGCAGAGTATGCAGAAGCGGCAATCTCCAAGGCGAAAGAAATTGAACAAGAAAGAACAGGTGCAAAAGCCTATCCTTGAATCTAAAATTCTAGAAGTTGAACGTACATCAGAAATACCTATTGAGCAAAAGCACAATATTATTTTTAAACCAAATGACGGACCTCAGACAGAGTTTTTAGCAGCAGGTGAAAGAGAAGTACTTTATGGTGGTTCAGCAGGTGGTGGCAAGAGTTATGCCATGTTAGCAGACCCATTAAGATACATGACACATCCATCATTTAGTGGATTGTTACTAAGACACACAACAGAAGAACTAAGAGAACTGATTTTTAAATCACAGGAAATATATCCAAAGATTATTCCGGGAATTAAATGGTCAGAAAGAAAGATGCAGTGGGTAGCACCGTCAGGTGCAAGGTTGTGGATGTCTTATTTAGATAGAGATGACGATGTACTAAGATATCAAGGTTTAGCATTTAGTTGGATAGGGTTTGATGAATTAACACAGTGGTCTACACCATATGCATGGAACTACATGCGTTCAAGATTGAGGTCAGTTGCACAAGACTTACCAATATTTATGAGAGCAACAACAAATCCCGGAGGTCGTGGACACCACTGGGTTAAAAAAATGTTTATAGACCCAGCTCCATACGGAACAACCTTTGATGCAACAGATATTGAGACAACAGAAGTGCTTAAATACCCAGCCGGACATAAAAAGGCTGGTAGAGCTTTATTTAAAAGGAGATTTATCCCCGCAAGATTATCTGACAATCCTTACCTTGCAGAACAAGGGGATTATGAGGCAATGTTATTATCGCTGCCTGAACAACAGAGGAGGCAGTTGCTTGATGGCGATTGGGATATTAAGGAAGGTGCTGCTTTTACTGAGTTTAATAGGGATGTCCATGTTATTGAGCCTTTTGACATACCTACTAATTGGATTAAATTTAGAGCATGTGATTATGGTTATGGTAGTAAGTCTGGTGTTCTTTGGTTTGCTATATCACCGGCTGAACAACTTATTGTGTACCGAGAACTATATGTTGGAAAAGTCCTTGCCACAGATTTGGCAGATATGATAATAGACTTAGAGAGAGGCGATGGCACTATTAGATATGGTGTATTAGATAGCTCTCTTTGGCATAAACGTGGAGACACAGGACCTTCACTAGCAGAACAAATGATTATGAGAGGCTGTCGTTGGAGACCCTCAGATAGAAGTAAAGGTAGTCGTGTATCAGGTAAGAATGAGATACATAGACGTTTGCAAATAGATGAATATACAGAGGAGCCGCGGCTTGTTTTCTTTAATAATTGCACGAACACCACCTCCCAATTACCAGCCATCCCTTTGGACAAAAAGAATCCAGAAGATGTGGATACTAATGCAGAAGACCACTTGTATGATGCGTTAAGGTATGGTATAATGTCACGACCTAGATTTAGTTTATTTGACTATGACCCAAGGGGTGTACCAACCCATTCAATGCCAGTAGCTGATGCTACATTTGGATATTAAGGATATAACATGGAAGAAAATGATGAAATAGTAGTAGAGAGTGAAGCAGTATCTTTAGAGGATTCTGAGGATACAGTGGTTACAGATGTTAGCACTACAAATATAATTCCTTTTGTAATGGAGAGGTATTACCGTGCTGAAGACTACAGAGAACAAGATGAACAAAGATGGCTAAGAGCCTACCGTAATTATAGAGGTTTGTATGGTTCTGATGTACAGTTTACAGAGGCAGAGAAATCTCGTGTGTTTATTAAAGTAACTAAGACTAAAACATTAGCAGCCTATGGACAGATTGTAGATGTTTTATTTGCAAACAATAGATTTCCGTTAAGTGTAGACCCTACGGAACTACCAGAAGGAGTAGTTAAAGATGTTAGCTTTGACCCTAAAGAACCTGAAGAACTTCGTGGAAGCACTAATTTATCATCCTCACCTTATGGGTTTAAAGGTGATGGTAAGGAATTGCCTAAAGGAGCAACTGCCAAAACTTTGGAAGGTATGCTTGGACCTTTGGAAGACAAGCTTAAAGATGTTGAAAACCTTAAAGCTGAAGTTGGCAAAACTCCTACAGCGATAACATTTAGTCCTGCACTTGTGGCAGCTAAGAACATGGAAAAGAAAATACATGACCAACTAGAAGAATCAGGTGCGAGTAAACACTTACGTAGTACAGCATTTGAGATGGCTCTATTTGGCACTGGTGTAATGAAAGGTCCTTTTGCTGTAGACAAAGAATATCCTAATTGGGATGAAGAAGGTGAATATGACCCTACACTTAAAACTGTACCACAAGTATCTCATGTATCTGTTTGGAACTTTTATCCAGACCCTGATGCAGCAAATATGGATGAAGCTCAATATGTAATTGAACGTCATAAGATGTCACGTTCACAACTAAGAGCATTAAAGAAAAGACCTCACTTTAGAAGAGAAGTAATAGAAGCTGCTATAGCTGATGGTGAGAATTACGTAAAAGAATCATGGGAAGATGATTTATCAGATTATGCACCAGACCACGGAATAGAAAGATTTGAAGTTCTTGAGTATTGGGGTATGTGTGACACAGAGATGTTACTAGACCAAAAGATAGATATACCTAAAGAATTACAAAAACTAGACGAGTTGCAAGTTAATGTATGGATATGCAATGGCAAATTAATAAGAATGGTTCTTAATCCTTTCAAGCCATCTACAATACCATACATGGCTGCACCCTATGAGCTTAACCCTTACTCTTTCTTTGGAGTAGGTATAGCAGAGAACATGGATGATACACAAACTCTTATGAATGGTTTTATGAGAATGTCTGTGGACAACGCAGTATTATCAGGAAACTTACTTATAGAAGTAGACGAGACTAACTTAGTTCCGGGACAAGATTTATCTGTGTATCCGGGAAAAGTGTTTAGGAGACAAGGTGGTGCTCCGGGTCAAGCTATCTTTGGTACAAAGTTTCCTAATGTCTCACAAGAGAATTTACAGCTATTTGATAAAGCTAGACAGCTTGCAGACGAGAGTACTGGACTGCCATCATTTTCACATGGACAGACAGGTGTATCAGGTGTAGGTAGAACAGCTAGTGGTATATCAATGCTAATGAACGCAGCAAGTGGTAGTATCAAAACTGTTATTAAGAACGTAGACGATTACTTACTTAAACCTTTAGGTGAAGGATTGTTTAGATTTAATATGCAGTTTGATTTTGATAAAAGCTTAAAGGGTGACTTAGAAGTTAAGGCTAGAGGTACAGAGAGCTTAATGGCTAATGAAGTACGTAGTCAAAGACTTATGCAGTTTTTACAAGTTGCATCTAATCCAGCCCTTGCACCATTTGCTAAATTTCAATATGTTATCAGAGAGATTGCAAAAGCAATGGACTTAGACCCAGACAAGGTTACAAATAATATGGATGAGGCTGCACTACAAGCAGAGCTTATGAAACAATTCCAAGCACCCCTAGACAATCAGCAACAACAGCAACCACCCGCAGGTACAGACCCTATGGACCCCACAGGGGCAGGTGGTGGAACTATTGGAACTGGAGTAGCACCAACTCCGGGAGAACAAGGATTTACAGGAACACCTCAGAATGGACAACAGCAACAACCACAGCAACAAGCAACAAATACTCAGCAACCTCAAGCCGCTGGTCAACAACCTCAAAACACTGAACAGCTTCAATGATTATATTGAGTACTTAATAAGTCAACAGCATAAGTTGTTGGAACAAACAGACGATACTATTATAATGCATAGAGCACAGGGTGCTGTAACATTACTACGTAGACTAAATAAACTTAGGGATGAAGTAAACTCAAACAATGGCTGATGTAAATGAACAAATGGATGCAATGTTAGGAAGTAGTTATAGTGAAGACACTACAACTTCAATGCCTTCAGGTTTTGAAAAGATGCAACGTAGATTGCGTGAAGCTGATAAAATAGGTGGCGAAGTTTTTACAGACAAAGAAGATGCTGATAAAAAGTTAGATTCTACAATAAGAGGAATTGGAGTAGGTACAGCAGCTATACCATCTGATGTAGTTACTATTGCTAAAGAAGGCACTGACTTTATAAGTAAAGACCCTACAATGTCTGCTATGTTTCCTACAGCATCAGGTATTGCACCATCATTAAAGATTTTAGATAAGTATGTAGGCAGACCTGCTTTTGATGAACTATTAAATAGTTTTGGCATAGAGTCTGATGCAAGTGACCCCTATCAGATAGTGGGAGAAATAATTTCACCAGCTGGTATTTTAACAAAACCTTCTAAATTAATATCTAAATTGTCTGGCGAAGCTAAAAAAATATTTGATGAGATAGCAAACACTTTTAGCAATTCTAATTTAGTAACAGAAGGTGCAGATATAAGCACTATAAAAAAGACAGCTAATATAGATAATATAACAGACATCAACAAACCAATTATAAATTTAAATGAGGTTGGTTTAAATACTGAGATAGGAAGAATAGCTGCAGGCAGATATAGAGACCTTGAAAAAAAGTCTTTGGGTAACGCTGACTATAGTCCTGTAAAGTATAAGAACTTAGATAATGCGGCTAAAGATGAGTTGTATCAACAAACAGGTATGTATAGAGGCAGAGATGGAAAACTTAGGTACAAGATACCTACTGCTGATGCTCAGATAAATAATGGATACTTAAAAGAAAGTAAAATTTTAGATGGTGAAAATAATTTTAATACAGACTATATTCCATCTGAGGGTTTATCATTAAAGGAAGTATTAAATTTTGAAGATTTGTATAGACAATATAGAAATCCTAAATCTAATAAAAGGCAAGGAGTAGACCCAAAAGGTACACAATTTCAAAACTTAGAGGATATTAAAGTTAAGAATTTTGATGCTTATATAGACCAAATGAAGTTGACTGAACAAGAAGCAACTAAACTAAAATCAGATGGAACACAAGCTATATACAGTGTACGTGGTACAACAGAAACAATATACGTAAGTAGTGGCAGTTTAGACAAAGTAAGAAGTGACATTTTACATGAAGTGCAACATGCTATACAAAGACGAGAAGGTTTTGCAAGTGGTGGTAGTCCAGATGTTATACTAGGTTCTGATTATAAACTAGATGTAGGACAATTCCAAGATGATAAAAAATTGCTACTAGAAGACTTTACTAAAAAAACAGATAGCTTTAAGTATGATGGTATTTCATATAAGTTTGATGATAATAAAAAAAGTTTATTTGAGACAGCAACAGATAAATTAGCAGAAAGAGAATTTTCTTATATGTATAGTGATGGTAAAGCTGGAACACGGAACTTGTTTAAAGAGAGGATGCCTGATAGAAACGGTGTCTATAAAGTAACTGCTCTTGAGCCTACCCAAAGCTACAAGATAAGAGATGTCGTGTTTAATGAGCAGGAAGCCGCTTTGATTAATTCTTTAGCAGGCAACTCTAATTTTATACAGTTTATGCAGTATCGTGCTTATTTAGAACGTGTGTCTAGAAACTTAGAGATAAAAGAACAAAAGGCTGTTATAGAATATAAAAATTTAGCAGGAGAACAGCAGGCTAGAAAAGTACAAGAAGATGATGTTCTTTATAATAATACAGTAAAATTTGCAATAGATAAGGGTCTAATGAAACCCGGAGACAAGTTAAAAAAAGAAAATATAGATGCATTATTTAGAACTTTTAGACCTAGTGAATTTGATGGGCAGGGAGTTTTATACGGTCAAGATGCAGTGCAAGGCAAAAACCTTGATATACAAGCTAACGTAAAGGAATAGTAATATGGCAGAGTTAATGAGTCTAAAAAAATTGTATGATGCAGCTAGGCGAGAAAAAGGCATAACTAAAGAAGAGTTAGATGCTATGTTACCTACATTGATAGAACTACAAAAAGAATTAGACATAACTAATGCTAAAAAAATAACTAAGGCTAAAGGTGGTAACATATCTAATCAAATGGAAATGTTTGAAGAAGGTGGTCTCAAAGATGAGGGTGGTACAGTAGACCCTATATCAGGCAATGACGTTCCTTCAGGTTCAACACAGGAAGAAGTTAGAGATGACATACCAGCACAATTAAGTGAGGGAGAGTTTGTATTTCCTGCTGATGTGGTTAGGTATCTTGGTCTAGAGAAATTGATGACACTAAGACAAGAAGCTAAACAAGGTCTCAAGACTATGGAAGACATGGGTCAGATGGGCAACAGTGAAGAAGCTACAATGCGAGATGATATGCCTTTTGATATAAATGATATTGACATGGAAGATGAAGAAGAGTATAATAGTGAAGACATGGAGATGGCTCAAGGTGGAGTAGTATATGCTGCTACTGGTTTTGGTGGTACAGTTACTTCAGCTGCACCTAATATTACAACAAAAGCATCTAACTTTGGTAACACAGCAACTAGAACACCTCAACCTAAAACATACACACCACCACCATTACCTACAGCAGCACCTACAGGTGGCTTTAAGTATGGTACAACTAAAGGTGTGGCTGAGAGCAAACTAAACTTTGATAACTTATTTAAAGACACTGGTGCAGCAGATGAGTATAGAACTTATGTAAATGATGCAGGTGCAGAGATACAAGTACCATTTAAGAATGGTAAACTAATGACTGGGTTCACTATACCAGAAGGGTATAAATTGAAGACAGAGAAAGTAGACACAGCTAAAACACAGAGCACAGGAATTAAAACAGCAAGGGTTGAAGACACTTCAGGTGGTGATGGCACAGATACTACAGGCACAAGTGTAAGTTTAGGTGGCACAGTAGGACCAGATGGTAGAGTAACAGGTGGTAAAACTTTTGGTTTTAGTATTAACCCACCACCAAATATGAATCTTAATGTTTTTACTGTGGGTCAAATGGCTTTGGGTGGTATAACAGGGAGTTACCCTCCGGGTACTACTTTTAATTTTCAACCTCAAGATGAGAAAGGTAACCCTAAAGGTGGTAAAGTAACAAATGTTCCAGCCACAGTTTTTACTGACGCAAAAACAGTTGTTGATAAAAATAACGTGAAGAGAACAAGTGTAACTACTAAAAAGGCAAATGATTTAGCTAATAAACTAGATGCTATGTCAAACTTTGATGCTGGAGATTTAACTTTTGAGGAGTTAGGTAAATTAGGTCTTAATACACAACAGATTGTAGATAATATTAAAAATTCACAGTTTACTAAAGCACAAGAGAAAAAAGCAGCCGACATTACATCAAAAGAAGTTCCTAGTGGTCCTACTAGATTTGAGGGTATAGATGATACTGTAACAAGTGGTGGAACTGGAACACAAGTACCCGGTGGTATTAGTTATGTAGGTGATGACCCAGTAGGCAGTGTGGATAATGTTAATGACAGTGTAAATACAGAGACTGGAGATGCTGGATTTGGTTTTGGTTCAGAAGATGGTTTTGATTTTAACACAGGTGGACTAGCAGGTAAAAAGAAACCTAAACCTAAGAAGATGAAGCAAGGTGGATTAGCTTCACGTAAATAATCCACAATTATAGGCTACTTATCCCCCAACAATAAATGGCTACGATAACCCCAAGGAGAAGACAAATGGCAGAAGCACAAAAAAATATGGTGGAAGAAAACACACCTAAAAAAACAATGTTTATGAATAGACCTTATTCTCAAGAAGAGAGATTAAAAAAAGATGAAGAAGAACTTGCACAACTTATTAAAGAACAAAAAGGTGAAGGCGAGAATACTGAAGAGAAAGCAGAGAGTGAAGCAGAGCCGACTTCTGCTGAAGAGAGAACTTTTAAGAAACGGTACGGAGATTTACGCAGACATACCCAAGAGAAGGAACAACAGTTTCAAAAACAGCTAGATGACTTAAAAGAACAGTTAGGTAAAGCTACTAAGAAAGAGATGAAACTACCCAAGTCTGATGAAGATATAGAAGCATGGGCAAGTGAGTATCCTGATGTAGCCAAGATTGTTGAAACTATTGCAATGAAGAAAGCTGCAGAACAATCTAAGCATCTAGAAGAACGTGTTAAGAAGATAGATGAATTACAAGCAGGTGCTGTAAAAGATAAAGCTGAAGCACAGCTATTAAACTTACATCCTGACTTTGACGAGATAAGAGAAAGTGATGACTTTCATACGTGGGCAGAAGAACAGCCTAAATGGGTACAAGATGCACTATATGAGAATGATAATGATGCAAGGTCAGCCGCAAGAGCCATTGACCTCTACAAAGGAGATAGAGGAATTGGTAAGGAGACTAAGACAAAGAATGATAAGAGTGCTGCTACAGCAGTTAATACAAAAAGCACGAGAACTAATATTGATGCTACAGGCAACAGTAACAAAATTCGTGAGTCTACTGTGCAGAAGATGAGTGCTAAAGAGTACGAAACTAAATCAGAAAGTATTATGGAAGCTATCCGTAGTGGTAACTTCATATATGATGTCTCTGGTAATGCTAGATAAAAACTTGACAAAGTATTTTATATCAGTATAACTATAGATAACTAAAGGTATAACATAACCCCTTAACTGGACACTTATGTTATATTACTACACAGACTTTAGAGATTACCCAATTATATGAGCCTACAAAGGACTCGCTATCCCAAGTACAACCTCGACTATGAATGGTCCTTATAAAGTAAAATGACTAAATTATAGTACACTTATGTGTACATTTGTTAAATGTTTAAGGAGATTAAAATGGCATTTACATCAGCAGGTGGTTACGGTAACCTTCCTAACGGTAATTTTAGTCCTATTATTTACAGCAAACAAGTTCAACTTGCGTTTCGCAAGGGTTCTGTTGTTGATGCAATCACTAACTCTGACTACTTTGGAGAGATTGCAAATATGGGCGATTCCGTTAAGGTTATTAAAGAACCAGAAATAACAGTTAAGGCATACTCTC